TTCCCGGACACCTTGGTGACGATCCCCACGTGGTCGGCGGAGGCGGTCAGGTCCGTGTTGGCGTAGTTGACGCCGTCGTCCCAGTTATAAAAAATGTAGTCGCCCATTTTCGGTGTGTATGCGTCGTTTTCCTTCCACGCGCCCCGTTTCTTGAACAGTTCAATATGCTTTTCGCACCCGCACTCCGTTGGGATAATGTCGGTCAGGCCCGCCTTGATGGCCACGGCGGAGGCGTAGGTGCTGCACCATGCGTCCGTGTACTTCACTTTATAGCCCCGGGCCAGGGGCTTGTGGGCGTTGTAAACGTCAATGATCTTTTTGTGGCTCCCGTCGCTTTCCTTGCACCCCAGCCAGGCCACGGCGGTGTCCACGATCTTCTGTCGCAGTTGGTTCTCTGTCATTGGTAAAACCTCCTCATTTAATGCCCGCGTCCGGCGGTTCCTCCCGCTCCGTGGGTGGTTCCACCTGGGCGGCCGTTTGGCCGCTCCCGTTCGTTCTTGCGGCCGCCTGTTTTTCCTTTGTGGTCTTGATCCATCCCATGACCCCGTTTTCAAAACCGCACACGCCGAACACACAGGCGGTCAGGGTGGCCGGCTCGTTCCCAGTGTGCCAGAACACGGCCAGGTCCGCCGCCGTATAGGCCACCAGGATCACGCCCTCCAGGATCAGCACCTTGTCCATGGTCCCCATTTTCTTCTTTGCGGCGGTGGCCAGCCGTGTGGCCGCCGCGTGGTTTCCCGCCGCCAGGCGTGTGGCCACCCAGCACAGGAAAAACCCCAGCGCCGCCCCTCCGGCCATGGCGGCCGCCGCAATCAAAGGCATATTCATTCCTGCGCCCCCTTTTTTACAGAAAATCCGCCTTTTCCAGGCAGTCCTCGTAAATATCCTTGATCCGCTGGGAGGTCAGCACGGTGGTGTTGTTCTCGAAACGCGGGTGGTCCTTACAGTATTGCTCATAGTTGGTAATGTCCCGCAGGATCTGGTCGAAATGCTCCTTTGTGTGCCGGACCCCGTGGATCGTTTCGTCCCCAAAGTGTAGGATCCGGGACCG